GAGAGATTGTCAGCATTCTCAACGACTCTTCTTATCGCGGCACTGGTGGAGCCAGCGCGCTCGTAGGCATCTAATGACTCAGTGGGCTCCAGTCTGGCGCGTCAAGATTGCTGGCGTCGATGTCACAGATTCGGTTCTTGCCAATCTGACAATCACATCAGGGCGCACCAATATCTATTCTCAGGCTCAAGCCGGTTATTGCTCAGTCACTCTTATCATCTTCAATCAAGCTGCATTACCTTACGAAATCAATGACACCATTTCGATTGAAGTGCAAGACACTGCGGCGGTATATGTGCCAATCTTTGGCGGATCAGTAGTGGACATTGCCGTAAGCGTGTCTCAAGTCGGCTCTAGCGCATATACGCAAGAAGTCACCATCACGGCTCTAGGAGCCCTTGCAAGGCTTCAGAAGGCTCTCACAGATGGCGTCTTGTCTCATGACTTTGATGGCGACCAGATAGAAACAATCTTGCGCGAAGTCCTACTGGCTCAATGGCAACAGGTTCCAGCCGCGCTTCAGTGGAGCACTTATGATCCAACGACGACATGGGCGACGGCTGAAAATAATGGACTGGGTGAGATTGACACTCCAGGCAATTACGAGCTGGCGCAACGTTCATCAGATCGCATCATTATCTATGACTTAGTCGCCGCGCTCGCCAGTAGCGGATTAGGTTATTTATACGAGGACGCGTCCGGCCTTATTTCCTATGCTGATTCGACTCACCGGACGAATTACCTTGCAGCGAATGGATACACAGATCTCACGGCCAATCACGCTTTAGGGCAAGGCATTACTATAAAGACAAGGGCAGGCGATGTCAGAAACGACATCACTATCAGCTATGGCCAAAACTCGACAAATCAAGTTAGCGACACAGATTCAGCATCTATTGCAATCTATGGCGACTTGTCACAAATCTTTACAACGACCTTGCGACACTTACACGATGCCGAAGATCAGGCCGCGTTCTATTTAGCATTAAGAGCCTATCCGCAGCCAATATTTGATTCCATTACTTACGCGCTGACCAATCCGGAGCTAGATAATGCCGATCGTAATGCTCTCATTAATGTCTTTATGGGTCAGCCAATCGCACTCAATGACCTTCCGCCGAATATGTCTTCTGGCACGTTTCAAGGCTTCGTTGAGGGCTGGACTTTCAGAGCTTCTTACAATCAGCTCGACATCACTCTTCTCATGTCTCCATTGGCATATTCACTAAATTCAATGCGCTGGAACGATGTGCCAATAAACGAGCATTGGAATACCGTGTCGCCAACTTTAGATTGGGCAAACGCTACAATCGTCTCATGATGAAAGGAAAAATGAATGGCTAATCCAACAACTTACTTCGGCTGGGTCATGCCGACCGCAACAGATCTGGTTACTGACCTTCCAGCCGATTTCAACGTATTTGGGCAGGGCGTTGATACATCAATGCAGGATCTGCTTGGTGGCACAACTGGTCAAGTCTTATCTAAGGCATCAAACACCAATATGGATTTCACTTGGATTGCACAAGATGATTCATCATTGACAATCAATGCACAAACTGGTGCGACTTACACTGCCGTTCTAGCCGACGGAACAAACAGTCTTGTTACGATGGACAACGCATCAGCCAATACATTTTACATTCCAACAGATGCAAGTGTTAATTTCGACATTGGCACAGTGTTAAACATTTATATGAAAGGAGCAGGTGTCACAACAATTACGGCAACGACACCAGGCACAACAACAATCGTTTCATCAGGTGCGACCATCGGATCGCCAGCATTGGCGCGTTACAAAATTGCCAGCGCAATCAAATTAGCTGCTAATTCATGGACAGTAATTGGCGGAATTGTGTAATGCGTAATCCAATTTTAGGAATTACTGGACAATCTCAGTTAATTGTTACTGGTGGAACGCTTTACACATCAGGCGGATACAATTATCGTGTTTTTACTTCATCAGGAACATTGGGTATAACTAATGGAACATTAAATTGTGACATTTTGGTTATTGCTGGTGGTGGAGCAGGTGGTGGTCGTGCTGGCGGCGGCGGTGGAGCAGGTGGTCTTTTGTATCACAGCAGTCAATCATTAAGCCCAAACAATTACACTTGCACCATTGGAGCAGGTGGAACAGGCGTATTTAATAACGCGGGTAACAATGGATCTAATTCACAACTCGGCTCGCTAACTGCATCAGTAGGCGGCGGTGGTGGTGCAGATTATGCAAATGTAGCAATCGGAAAAAATGGCGGTTCTGGTGGTGGCGGCTATCCTAATTCTGGAACTGCTGCTGGCGGTACTGCAACATCAGGCCAAGGCAATAATGGTGGTTCTGGTTCAACAGATGCAGCGACTTATCGTTCCGCAGGCGGTGGAGGCGGTGCAGGTGCAGTAGGTGGTAATGGAAGCACATCGGCACCAGCGATCTCAGGTACAGGTGGTAATGGTTTATCCACTTATTCTGCTTTTGGTTTAGCAACTTCTACTGGCGAAAACATTTCAGGAACAGTCTGGTATTCAGGTGGTGGTGGCGGTGCTAATACAAGTAATTCAGCAGGTGGTAATGGTGGCGGTACTGCTGGCAACGATTTATTAGCGTCGTCAGCCTCACCTGCCAATACAGGCGGTGGAAGTGGTGGGTCAGGTACAACGGCTGGGAATGGTGGTTCTGGTGTCATTATTGTTAGGTATGCAGCATGAGTCATTTTGCAGAAATAGATGAAAATAACATTGTGCTTCGCGTACTTGTTGGTGATAACAACGATCCAGCAGGTGACGAAGGTTATCAATGGTTGGTGAATAATCTTGGCGGTACTTGGGTCAAGACAAGTTACAACGCGAACATCAGAAAAAATTATGCTGGCATTGGATTTACTTACGATGAAATTAGAGATGCTTTCATTCCACAAAAGCCAACAAACGCAATAGGCTTTGATGAAGAAAATTGTCGATGGATTGTGCCAGAGGCGGAACACTTCACACCCATAGTGAGCAGCGATGAGTAATTATCCAGACGGCACTGCTGCTCGAATTATTGACGTCGCGTTAGCTGAAGTCGGCACAGTCGAGACTGGCGAGAATCTGACAAAGTACGGCAAATTTACGAAGGCCGATGGATTGCCTTGGTGTGGATCGTTTTGCAACTGGGTGTTCCACACTGCCGGCGTAAAGATTCCATCAATGGTTTCAACGGCTGCTGGAGCTCATAAGATGAAAGAGCTTGGACGATGGATTGAAGATAAGCCGCAACTTGGAGATCTATGCTTTATGGACTTTCCACACGATGGCATTGATCGCATCAGCCACATCGGAATTGTGGTCAAGGTAGGCAATACCAGCGTTCTCTGCATCGAGGGCAACACATCAGGCGATGGAGATCAGCGCAACGGCGGAATGGTAATGATTAAGCGTCGCTATATTGGCAAGGAGATTGTTGGTTTCGCTAGGCCGAAGCTAGTTGCTTATGCTGGAGAATATCCAGTGGTCGAGCCACTTCCACAGGCAAAGCCGAAAAAGGAGAAGAAGAAATGAACGAATTAAAATCAGCAGGAGCATCATGGCTTCGAGCATCAATTGCAGCCGTAGCAGCTCTGTATATGTCTGGCATTTCGGATCCGAAAGTCTTGGTCAATGCTTTTCTAGCCGGGCTATTAGCTCCGGCGGCCAAGTTTCTTAATCCAAAAGATGCAGCTTACGGACTCGGCAAGAAATAAGTGTGGCGGTGGATAGGGCTAGGCTCGTTATTGCTGGCCTTATCTTCCTGCAATTTAGGCGACTCGGTTAGATATGAGTGCCAAGTCTATGAAAACTGGGAGAAATCACAATGCCAAAAGCCAGCGTGCATCGCTACTGGAACTTGCACTGAAGACATCATTGGATCATTCTATCCAGAGGCCGGCCAGACGCCGTAGTCCAGAAGACGTTCATGCGCAGCTTATTCTTATTATTGGATCAACATTGGCGGCAGTATTTTTTATAGTCACATTAGGTATTACTTATGCGCTCATTTTTGTTACGCAGCCAATTGGTGGTCAAGCACCTAACGACGCAGCTTTTATTGATCTACTTAAAACGCTTGCCATATTTTTAACTGGCTCACTTGGCGGCGTCCTGGCAGGTAATGGACTTAAAGCGAAGCAAAAACAGAGCGAGGACACGCCGAAAAATACGCTTGATTCTTGACCATGTCGGCCATCGATGTCACTCTATATCTGGGAGCATTCGACAAGGCTCCCACGGGAGCAAAAAATGACATCAAGTGAAATCGGTTTATTCTTGTTTATGTGTCTGGCCTGTATTTTATGGTCGATTGTGAGCTATTCAATGGGCTACAAAGAAGGCCACAAAGAAGGCTATCAACGCGGCCGCGCCGTAGGCCGTCACGCATCAGCTCAGGCGGTATCTAAATGAGCTTCTTAGAAAACTACGAAGATGTAGCTGCAAGGATTCAGCGATTCTGGGCTACCTATCCAAGCGGCAAAATCCACACTTCAATCATGGACGTGAATCTTGAAAAGGGCTACGTCCTAGTCGAGTGCCGTATCTATCGAAACTACGAAGATCAAGAGCCAGCCGGCATTGACTACGCATTCGGCAACGTAAACACTTACAACGTCCAAATGAAAAAATGGTTCATAGAAGATACTTGCACGTCCGCGATTGGCCGTTGCGCAGGCTTGGTTCTTGGTACGGACAAGAGGCCAACCGTTCAAAATATGCAACAAGTAGAGAGAATTGATTCAAAGATTGTTCAAGATTCTGCCGTTGCCTACGATTACTGGAACACAAAACACGGAGACGTCCCATCGTTTAAGACACGTGAAGAGGCAGAAGAGGCCGGCATTCCCACACTGGGAACGGCTATTGACACCATCAAAGAAACTCTAGGCGGTGTTCAAGTAGCTGCTGCTCCAATGTGCGCTCATGGTCACATGATTTGGCGTGAATCAAAGAAGGACGCTCCTAAATCTTGGGGCGGTTACTTCTGCGTTGAAAAGATAAAGGCTAAGCAGTGTTCTCCGGCTTGGCAAGTTCTTGGATCTGATGGACAGTGGCGGCCTCAAGTATGAGTCGCGTGACAGAGATGATTGACGTCGATACGATGGTCGGTCGGACTCTTATTGACGGCAAGATTGTTGCAGAGTTTAAGTGTGAGCAGTGCGATCACTGCCAGCGCATTGAGATTTTAGATCGTGCCGGTTATCAACGCGATGTCTCTGGTGAGCCTATTCTCTGGTTCTGTGGCCAATGCAGAAAATGACCGTAACGCCGGCCGATGAATGGGCTATCCATAAACGCGCCAGCGATGTCGTCTTTGCGCAAGAAGCCATTCTCGGCGTCATTCAGTATTACAACAAGCTCAATAATCATGAGCGCGTGGTCGAATACGCTGAAAGCCTAGCTGCTGAATTATGTGTGGCCAGATACTTTGGGCTTGACTACGACATCAATGACAACAAGGGAAAGAGCCGATCTGATGTAGGCAAGGGCATTGAAGTCAAATGGACGTCATATCAAGGCGGCAATCTCATCATCTCGCCCAATGATCGTGAGAGCGATGTAGCCGTGTTAGTAGTCGGCAAGTCGCCGGTCTATTACATCGTAGGCTGGCTTCCAGTTGCCTTCGCTAAGCGCAAGCGATTCAAGAATCCACGTCAAGACTCTTGGTGGGTAGATCAAGGCAATCTCAATCCCATTGAGAATCTAGCAAGGAGCGAGTATGCCACTGCTGCGATTTGATTGTTCAATCTGCAAGAAGCTCTATGGTGATGGGCGCAAGGAGCACCTAATCACAAAGGGAGCCGAATTGACGATGCACGAATGGTTCGCTCAATGCTCTGGTTGTGGGGCGTTCTCGGTCAAGCTAGTCGATGATTCGCTGGTGGCTGGCCTTGAATAGTTATCCACATACTTGTCCACAAAGGCCTGTGGAAGAGCAGACACACCGGGTTCAATCCTTGACAGAATGTCAGGATCCATCGCTATACTTGAAAGATAATATCTTGAAAATAAAGATAAATAA